CGTCGCGCTGCTGTTCAGCTGCTTCGAGCTTGTTGTGGATGTCTTGCGTCTCTTCCAATTCCTCAGAAGTCAACGCGCGCTCCTCGGTTTCTGCGAGGGCGTTGATGTTGGCCAACTTGTCCTCCAGCTGAGAGATGTAGCGGGCCGCATCATTTGAGTTGCGAAAATTCATAATCTTTATCTGTTTTGCGGTCTTCTCCGCTGTTTGCTCAAAGGTACGCACTTCCTGCTTTTCAGGTTGCGCCTCTGATTTCGTTTTAATTTCTTCTACTGGCTCAGGCTTAACCTCTGCCATCTGCCGCGCCGCCACTGTCGTGGTTGGGTACGCTGGATAGGTGACTGGCGACACGTCGAGCAGGCGCGCCATCTTCGTCACGGTCCGTGTGCTGCGGTCCTCGCTCCACTCCTGTTCGGCAATGGTAAACGCAAAGGATGACTGCGAGATGTCGCCGCGCTTAATTAGCTTGTAAAGGTCGCGCCCGTCTTGCGTATCGGCCAAAGCTGCACGGTACTTAAGGCCTGTGTCGTCAATGCTCAACTCCAGCGTGCCGTTCGTGGTGCGTGCCATCGGTGCACCTTCGTGGTTGAGCAGCAGCCGCACGTCGTCCTCCATGACGTCGTCAAAGGCGCCGCGTGCAATTTCTTCCTTGAAATATCCGAGGTCGGTGCGCTGCTCAAAGTTTGCAGCATAGCCCTCAATGACCAGCGAATCGTCGCCAGCGGCTCGCACCTCTGCGGTCCGTAGCTCTACGTTCTCGCCGTATTTGTTGCGCAGTTCTTCAACTTGCGCGTTCTCTTTATTCTCCATTACTACTCAATTTAGTGCTGTACTCGTCGAGCTTGTCCAGCGCAATTTGATTGACTTGGACCATGTGAGCATCACCACCTTGCACGCTGTTCATGTCCTCCGTGCGGCGTGCTTCGTTGATGCTCATGATGCCCGCCTTGACAAGCGTGTCGTAATACTGGGCGCGGCTTACGCTGTCGCCTCGCAAAAGGTCTGCGAGGTCGAAGCGCGTGAAGTGCGTGAGGCGCTCGTCAGGTGCAATCAGCTTGCAATTCATCTCCTGCTCAATCTGCCGAGTCCATGGTACAATCGTGTACTTGGCAAACTGGATAGCCTGCTGCTCCGTGTTGCTGTACGTTACATTTGACTGCACACCCACAAGGCTCGGCGGTACGCCAAAGATTCGGCAAATCTCCTGATTTAGAAAGTCGCGCTGCTCCGTCAGGCTCGCGTTCTCTGGATCAACTGCAATACGGTCGTATCGAAAGCCAAACGGCAGCAGCTTAGTGCCGAGCTGGTCACCGCTGTTGTTCCAGCTGTCTTTGATAATGTCAATCTGCTCTTTCTTCAGTGGCTCATTGCTGGACAAGATGCCCGTCATATTGCCTGAGCTACCAAAAAACTCAGCAGCAAAGTCCTGCGCGGCCTTCGCCAGTCCGAGCATCTCGCGGTGCAATTCAATCGGGCTTTGTCCGTACAGGTTGCAGACGCGCAACATGTCAGCGTGCATGTACACGCCACGGTCCTTGACCTCGTACATGGCCTCACCGTCAACCATCTTTTCTTTGACCGACTTGGGGTTGACGATGCAAAGCTCATACGGGTCGCCATTCGGCAGGCGCTTGATGATGGCGTACGCCTTGCCATAGATTAAAATGTTCGCTACGTATGTCTGCCAAAAGTCGTATGCTGTATAACCTTCTTCTGCCTCTACGCTGATGAGGTCCTGAATGGTGTGACCCACGCTGACCTGCACGCCGTTCTCGGTGCGGCGCATGACGTCGAGGTGCAGCTGCGCGATTGTGCTGCTGATGCGCTGAACACATGCGTACACCGTAGACAAACCCATGGCTGACTCGGTGTCTACGTAGGCGCCCGCCCGCGTGCTGATACCTCGCAAATGTGATGCGAAAGAATGGTGACCTGTGTACGCTACTTGGTACCCGTCACGCTGGAAAATTCGTTGAAACCAGTTAGCCATTGGCCGCAAGTTACGAAAGGTTGATAATCTCAAAATACCCCTCGTCCTCTGCTGGGCTTTTCATGTGCTCACCGATGCCCATAATCATGGCCACGATTGGGTCAATCTTCCCGCCGCTCTTTTGTTTGTCAGCTTTGATGTTGCCCGCTGGGTCCATCTTGAGTTCGACGTTGCCAAGCGCCCAACGCAGTACGGGATCGCCGTCGTGCCACAGCTTGCCCGTCCTGACAAGTACCTCCAGCTGCTTGGTCGGTGAACTCATAGATACGAAGCCTTGACCAAACGGCACCAGCGGCACACCGTCATCAACTAAGTCGATGGCGATTTGCGTGCTGTTGTATCTGTCAAATGCAATCTTCTGCACGTTGTACGTGTGCATCAAGCTCGACTCCTCAACTACTTGGCCCTCGGGTTTGTTCATCACGCCGCTCACCTTTCGGCGAATGCTTGCGTAATCGGTCACGTTGCCATCGGTCAGGTGCACGTTCGGCAGGTCGAGAAAGGTGCGGTAAATGTGTGACGGGTCACGGTCCAGCACTTGGTGCACCGTATCGGCAGGCAGGAAGTAGTGGCCACGCACATGATAGCCGCCGTCCTCTGGGTAACACATGACCAGCGCCGTCATGTCGCTTACGCTGGCAAGGTCAAGGCCGCCCCAGCATTTGAGGCCGTCGAGTTTGGCGTCGCGCTTGTTGCGCATCCAAACCTCATCCTGTATCCACGTCTTGCTTGCCGTCACCCACTTGTTGAGGTGCTTCGTTTTAAACTCTACCTCGCGCGAGCCGCCAAGGTTGATGGCTTGCTGCAGCTGGCTGTCCAGCAGCTGGCCACGCAGCGCCGTACCCAGCGACGGGTTCGCCTTGACCCATGTGCTGGAGTCGGTCCAGTCGTCGTCGTCGTCCAGTTCGTAAATAACAGCGAACTGCGCATCATCGTGCTTAATGCCGTCCAAGATTTCCTTGCATGTCTTCTGCAGCTCGTAGCATGGTGACTCGCGATTGAAGCCTGCGGTGGTAATTGTAAGGTGCAACGGATTGCGTCGCGCCTGCATACCTGATCGCAGCACGTTGGCCACGCCGTCGGTCTGGTGTGCATGGTACTCGTCGATACCTGCGAAGTGGACGTTCAGTCCGTCGAGCGTGTCGCGCTCGGAGCTGAGGTACGTGCACCGCGCCGAAAGCGTCGGCGCTTTAATGTCGTGCTTGCCTGCTTTGAGGTGCTTTCTAAGCGGCGGCGAAATCGTAACCATTCGCTGCGCTTCGTCAAATCCAATCTTGGCTTGGTCTTTCTTAGTTGCTGCAAAATAAACTTCAGCAGCTTTTTCTTGATCAAAGAATAAAGCAGCGAGCGCAGCGCCCGCCATGAGAGTCGTCTTACCATTCTTGCGAGCAACCGTGATATAAGCATAATTGAATCTTCGTGTACCGTCCTCACGAAACCATCCGTAAAGATTCCACAAGATAAACTTTTGCCACGGTAGTGGGTCAAACGGCTTGCCGTCCCATTCGCCTACGGTGTGCCTGATGGCTCGCTGGAAAAAGGTGATGTAAGCCTGTGCCGTCTTTGGCCTAAACTCTAGGCCGCGCTCCTCGGCGGTGTCTAGGTCCGTGAGGTAACGCTCGCACGCTTTGCGCGTGTACTTGCTGGCGACCAGCTTGCCATGCACCACGTCGAGCGCATACTGGTGGCCTTCACCTTCAAGCATTTTTGAATGTCAGCAGCTGCTCAAGCTCGTCGTCAATCTCCACGTCTACCTCGATGCGCTTGCGTGCTGCGGGCGTCATGCCCAATTCTTTCAAAACCACAAGGTACTTGGATCGGCTTTCGACCAGCATCTGGTGCTCTGGTCTGTGCTTCGTCATGGTGTCGCCTGCACGGTTGACCGTCTCATAGGTGTACCCTTTTTCGTCAATGATGGCCTGCAGTTCGCTGACCTCCACGGTCAAGCATGCCGCCATCTTCAGCAGGTCCTCGTCAAGTGCACCGATGTGGCGAGCACTGCGCAGCGCCTCCTTGATGCGGGCGTATGCCACTTGCTGCTTGGGTGTCAATTCGTTCATGTGTCAAATCTAGCTGTCAAATCGCGACAAAAAAAACGCAATATTTCGCCCATGT